AGACAATGCAATGTAATGGGTACATAGACGTGTCGATAAGTGACAGTTACATAACACCTAAGCACATTGCGAGCTTAACGGCGATACTGCTAGCCTAAAGGCCAGCAGTTTTCGCTTCAACAGCATCCAACCTTTCAAAGATTGGGGCAATAGCCGCTGCTACAGCAGTAGCAATACTGTCGTTTGTCACAGCCTCTTCCTGCTTAGGCTGCTGGTTGAACATTGAGCTGAACATCATCATCATCATCGGGTCCATTCCACCGCCCAGGCCACCGAATGCAGTACCTGCTTTGACAAGCTGGTTAGCATATGGTACACGACCACGCTTAGCAGACTGAGCATACTCAGCACCTAGATGACGAAAGAACAGCATCTTGGTTTCGGTTGGTGATAGGTTCAGACTACCAAGAGGATTCATCAGAGCCTCCATGATCTGCTGAGGACCGAAATTAGTTACAGGATCAGACATAATCTACTCCTTAATTAAAGACAAGCTTCATTACTTATCCAATACACACAAAACCAAAAACAACTAAAAACTCATAATCGAAAACCCAATAATGACGGGTATAGGCTAATAAAAGGCTTTATATCAAAATGGTATAATTTTTTCTGAAAATAACTTGGGCAAATATTAGTTTTGAAGGTATTGACGTATGGTTTAAGTTCAAGGGCGTGTGGGCGGGAAAAGATAATAATAAATAAGGTGTAAATATGATAATACATTATATAGAAGTACCATATGATTATTGGACATCTTCACACGATGTAGTATATAATTACAGTGGATAGCGGTAAGACAGCACGCAGTTTTAATGGGGCTGTGATAGATGATAATTTTTCCATAAATTTGAATATAAAATGGTTAGGCCAAATTATATTTTTGGCTGGAGTGCTTGTTTACGGGTTCTGGACAATCGAAAGTAGAATAAGAGATTTAGAGGAAGGTTTACTTGAATCTTCAGAGGAGATTGCTTTGCTTTTAGAGAAACATAGCTTCGATGAAGCATCTAAGAGAATAGAATTAGAAGAACGTGTATCGTTCTATGAGAAAGAATTTAACATAAACCCATTTAGTTGGAAGAAAAGGAAGAAGAAGTGAAGCATATACAAGATATAAAATCATTCTTTTATTTTTTCCTTGCATTGTTATTTATTATTATATGCATAGTTGCTGTATATAGCTGTGACACCGGATGGTCAATAGCTGGTTGGGAGATTAAGTAATTGAGTATAACTAGAATATAAGGTATGTTCTGTTATGGCAAATGTAATTAAAGAATTGTTCATGCTGTCGAGAGAAGAGCAAGAGTTTATACTTGAAAACATGTCACACGAATATAATCCTATCGAGATAGATGGGCAAGTTTTTATGATACCAAAAGAAGTAAATGAACTGATAGATAATCTAGTTAATCAAGTGAGTGAATTAAAAATTAAACCTAAGAAGTCTATTGCAAAAGAAGCTCATTAAAGGAAAAGCTCATTATGTTTATGACAGTAAAGAAGAGTTTATGCAGCATATATCTCATCTTGAAGGGTCGAGATATACTGATAAAAAGATAGTGGATAATTGGAGGGATGGAAAAGAAGGTGATTGGGTGTGGAGTGATGATGGAAGGATAGTACAGCTTTTAAAAGTTAGTAATAATGTAAAGCATCCTGGAGATAGGAAGAATTATAAATATGCAAAGGGGTGGGTAAGAACAGTAGTAGGAAGTTTTTTAAATAGACCTAATGTCAAAATGGATACTGACTTTGACCAACATCCTAATAGATATACATTCTCTAAAAAGATAAAGAATACTGCAAATCGTGTGTACAAAAGAGAACGTGTTACTAATAAAGAGAAAGAATTTGCGACAAATGTAGTTGTTGGTATGGGGGCAATTGAAGCATATAAAAATGCTTATAAAGAATTGTCCTCCAGCAAAGCAAGAAAGAAAGCGACAATATTATTAAAACAGGAAAGAGTTATGAAAGAAATAGAGAAGTCAGTGCTCGATGTAGCTAAAGAAATGGGTGTTGACCATGAATATGTTTTAAGTAAGTTGAAATCACTTGCTGATTATAGTGAAGATGATAATATAGTTCTCCAGTCTGCTAAAGAGTTGGGAAAGATAGTAGGGACTTCAGGTACCACAGTTAAACAAAGAGAGGTAGGATTACTTGGAGTCTTTCAGGGTTTCTCTCCCGAGGAGATTGAAGGAGCTTCAAGAGAACAAAAACAATTAAAAGAGGGGTAAGGTGAATAATGGTTTGTCCATATTGTACGTCTATGTACGTCAAAAAAGACGGTACAAAGAAAATGAAAAAAAAGGGGACTACTCGTCAGGAGTATAAATGTAATTCATGCACAAAGCATTTTTCTTTGCCGATGGATTCTTTTATAGAAGACAAATTTCCATCTGTAGCTCCTGGTGATGTATTAAGTGTAGAATCTGATAAAATGATGAGAATCCACTGTCTCACAGATGTTCATGTAGGGGCTGTTGAATTTGATTTTGAAAAGTTTTCACAAGCTGTTAAGATTATAAAAAAAGATAGATATGCAAAGTGGTTTGGAAACGGTGACTTATTAGAGCTTATACCTCCCGGATATAAAGCTATTAATCATAGAGGTCAGAATATCCCACCAGAGGATCAGTACTTGTCATTTATCAAGCTCGTTGAGCCTATCAAGGATAAATGCTTATTTATAAGAGGTGGTAATCATGACTTTTTAAGGAGTTGGACAATATTAGACTTCGATGTATGTAAAACACTAGCTGCTGAATTGAATGTCCCTTATTTCCAGTACCCCGGATATACATCAGTGAATATAAGTGGCAATGTATATAATATGGTTTCTGGTCATGGTAAGAGTGGTGCAAAGAATGGTGACCTTGAATTAGACAAGTTGGCTTCTGTTTATTCAGAAGGTGATGTATTTATACTAGGGCATAATCACCAACTATATGCAAAGCCAGTTGACTCTATTAAAATTGTTGATGGTGAAGAAAGTTTAAAAAGAAGATGGTATATCAGAGGAGGTTCTTTTCTTAGATATGCTAATTATGCTCGGTATTCCATGTTTCCTATTATAAGAACTGGTTGGGTTACTATGGAGTTTAGTAAAGGAGGTATAAAATGTTGGGAAAATTAGAAAATCAGATACCTAATGTAATTAAACTACCATTAGATGTGGCTGTACAGGATTTAAAGAAGTATAAAAAGGAAATGCCTTTTAATTTATACTCTCTTTCGTCTAAGCAAGTAAATTACCTAAGAAGAATGTTATCTATTATAGAAGGAATGGAAGTACCCGAAAGGGTTGTAAGTGAATAGTCTCGACCAAAAAGTTTTTGACTTAATGAAGAAAGTTGAAAATAAATCTAATGTAGATATATCGAGCAACTATTATTTTGGCGATTCAAAAATACATGGTACTGGGACTTTTGCATCAAGAGACATACCGTCTAATGAAATTGTTGGTAAAGCTTTTTCATATGGAAACAAAAAACTAACAAGAACAGAACTTGGAGCTAAAGTCAATCATCAGTTTAATAGTAATACTTTCCTTAAAAAAGATAGGGATGGTTACAATTTATATTCTACAAAAGATATAAAAAGAGGTTCTGAAGTAACATCAAATTATGAAGATACTCCAGATTTTATAGATAAAAATACAAAAGGGTTTAAGGAGATATGATGATAGATAAAATGATAGACGGTTATCCAATATTAATGGCAATTAGACGATGGTCTCTTGATGTTGGTCATCCTACTTCATGTTTAATAGAGATGTCAGTAATATTACTATTTTTATATGCATTGCGATATATATATTTAATGATTAAATATCAATGAGTGAAAAGGTAGATAACAAAGCTTTTGATTTAATGGATGAGGGATCGTCTAAAGAAGACAGACATGTTGCTTTAGCCATAGCTGGAATGGTTCCCGGCCCAACTGGGATGGCTGCTGATATAGCTGATATTGCATTATATGCTAAAGAGGGTGACTTAAAAGGTATGGGGTGGTCTTTTTTAGCAGCAATACCAATTTTAGGTCAAGTTGCATCTGCAAAGAAACTTTGGAAGGCTCCAAGAGTACTTGCTGACCTTAAGCTATCTATTGGAAAAAGTTTTGAAAATAAGGTTAATAAAGGGATAGTAGACTTAGGAATGAAGGGCAAATATAAAAATTTAGGTAAAGTCAAAACTAAAATAGGAGATTATGACATATCTGCAACAAAAGATGGAATACTTCTTAATAACAAAAGATTGATAAAAGTAGTAAAAATGAAAGATAAAACACAAGGTATAACAATTTTTCAACCTTTTTATCAATCTACTGGCAGAGGAGTTCCATCTTTAAAGAGTAAAGGCAAGTGGTTCCCATTTGAAGGGTTGCTACCAGAAAAACATACGATAGATTACTATAGTTGGAGCAAAAGTGGTACTCCATTAAGAAAACAATATACCGGAGAATCTTTTAATTGGGCAGCGGAACGAGGGAAAAATGAAATGCCGACTGGATGGCTTATAAAAGGTTTTAAATCTCCTCGTTTTCCAGAAAGAATAGTTTCTACTGGTAGTCAAAAAGCAGGATTAGATATACATAAAGATATTGGTAAAATGTTAGAATCGTTTAAAGAATGAATATTAATAGTCAAGATGTAAATAAAGCTGAAGAAGCTTTAATGCTTGCGCATAAAGACCTTATTTCATTTGGTAAGTTATTTTTAGATAGTGATTTTATGCGTAGTGAAACTCCATTCTTTCATTATGAGATTGCTGATATAATAGATGATAAAGAAGTAAAGCAAGTTGCTATTATTATACCAAGAGGTCATGGGAAGACTGTATTAACGAAAGCATCAATATTAAAAGATTTCTTATTTTGTCCAAAAGATGACTTCTTATTCTATGCATGGGTATCAGCTACTCAGAAATTGAGTGTAGGTAACATGGATTATATAAAGCATCATTTAGATTATAATGATAAAATAAAGTATTATTTTGGAAATATGCGAGGTAATAAGTGGACAGAAGAAGATGTTGAATTAGCAAATGGATGTAAGTTAATTAGTAAGTCTAATGTGTCTGGTATAAGAGGTGGAGCAAAACTACATAAGAGATATGACTTAATAGTATTAGATGATTTTGAACATGAAGCAAATACAATTACGAGAGATGCGCGTGATAAGAACGCAAATCTTGTCACTGCTGTTGTCTACCCAGCTCTTGAGCCTCACACTGGTAGGCTACGTGTTAATGGCACTCCCGTACATTATGATTCTTTTATTAACAATCTTCTTACAAGCAGTGATAAAGCTAAAAAAGGTGGTGATGAGTTTGCTTGGAAGGTGATAACATATAAAGCTATTACTGATGATGGAGCCCCTTTATGGTCTTCATTTTTTAATGCGAAAAAACTAAAGGAGAAAAAAAGGTTCTATGCTGACTCAGGTCAACCGCAGAAATATTATCAAGAATATATGATGGAAGTAATGAGTGATGAAGATGCAGTATGGACAAGAAGGCATGTGATTTATTGGGAAGGATATTATAAACATGAAGATGGTGTTAATTATATTGTAAAGGATGGTGAAGAAATACCTGTAAATACATTTATAGGATGCGACCCTGCTACTGACATAGATACTAAACATGCTGACTTCAGTGTTATTATGGTAATCGCAATAGATGCTAATAATGATTTGTATGTTTTAGAATATGAAAGACATCGAAGTATCCCAACGATTGGGAGTAAGGCTCCTGATACAGGAGAGATAATTGGTAAGAAAGGTGTCGTTGATTACATATTAGAACTACATGAAAAATATCATTGCACTTCATCAACAGTTGAAGATGTAGCTATGAATAGATCAATATTCCAAGCGTTAAATGATGAAAGAAGACGACTAAACCGATACGATATAGCTGTTATTCCTGAGA